CAAGAAGGAATGCAGGACGTGGCGGACATACTCCATTACCGAGGGGTAGAGGACAAGCAAGCCCACCTCCAGCAAGACGCAGAACAAGTAAGTAATATAATATTGTTTAACCAAAACAAAAATTAAAGATATGAAAGCAAAAGACCTTATTGCATTAGGAAAAGACCTTGAAAAAATGGAACAAGAAGGACATTGTATTAGTTACAGAGGAGAAGTAGAAAATACTGGAGTAACAGAATTAGAACCTGTTCCATTAGCAATGTGGAAAGAGTTTGTTGATTTGGGAGGACGTGAAATAATTATAAATATTACAGTTCCAAATACTAAAACATTGGCTCAAGTTGTGAAGGGTAAAAAATAAAGAATAATAAGGTGTTAATCACACATCGTTTACAAATAAAGTTAGAAATGAGTTATTAATTTAAAAAGAAAGGATTAAAACGATGAAACGTTTAGTACCAAGAAAGCTTTACGGGATTCAAGGAAATGCCAATGAAGCTCAATTTACATTATTTAAAGCCGATCTGTTTTCGAATGGAGTAGCGGTAGCAGTAGACCATAATGGAGATGTTGCGACTGCTATTACTATTTCAGGGACAGTAACGACCGGCTTGTTGGTTTCCGGTGCGGCCACTAATGTAATATCAATAACAGCTGCAGCGAGTGTTACAAACTTTGCTGATTTTGATGCCTTGGCAGGATGTGTAGCAGCAAATGATGTTGATCCTGATACATCTCCAAGTGATGCAGGGTTGGGAGCCGACGGGCATATTGTAATTGATATAGCAGGAACACCTTATTACATACCGATATTTGATACATTGGTAACTTAGTGAAATATATTTTTAGTTAATCATACTTAAAATTTTACAATTATGAAATTAAATGTATTAGAACGTGTAATGTTAGGTAGTATTTTACCATCAGAAAATAATTTCTCACAATACAAGATTATTAAAGGCTTGAAAGACCAACTATCATTTAGTGAAAAGGAATATAAGGAGTTTGGAATAACTCAATCTTTAAATGCTAAAGGGGAAGGACAAGTCAATTGGACTGATAACGGAGAAAAGGATTTCACTTTCGGAATTACTGCTTTGGAAATTATACGGACGGTATTGAAAAAATTAGATGAGGAGAAAAAGATTACTGATAACACTGGCACGTTATACGAAAAATTTATGGGGAATAGGATATGAATTGTATAAAATGTGGACATCCATTAGATGCAGGATTAAAATGTTGGAGTTGTGGTACTCAGTACTATTTTAATGAAGATATAAGTACTGCGGGGTTTATAAATTATTCATTACCGCCACCAACGGGTACAGGTTATTATTATCCAAGCAATAAAGAGCTAGAATGGGAAATGTAAATTAATAAAATAATAAACAAATGGCAAATAGTAGAGCAACAGATGATTATTATGAATATGCAACGGTTCATCAAGAACCGGCTGGTGATGGGTATTTTACTAACGCAGTAGGTATTCGTCAACTAAAAGGAAGGGAGTATATATTCTTTTCCATTCGGGATACTGATATTAGTTCTGCCGGAGGGGCAGGATCAATGCGAATAACATTGCAGTTTAAATGTCCTGGTGACGATGACTGGACTGATTATGATGTATATACTGATGTTTGTAGGAAAGTATTGGAAGGCGGGGCAGCAGGAGTAACGTGGAGAGCTGGTGTGAAGTCAGATGCTTCAAGCGGAGCAGCAGATCAGAATTATACTTCAGGAGAATTTACTTTTGGATTTGATTGGTGATGAAACGCAGACCGTTAATAAAGAATGTAACCAGGAATGTAATTAGTGATGCGGTGACTACGGTTATCAATCCACACGGAGTGCCTGGAGATGCAATATTGACTAAAGGTGGGATACCGATATTAACCAAGGATGGGAAATTTATTTTAACGAAATAAGGAAATGATATGAAAAAATTAATTTTATTACTAATATTAATAGCAGGCACATTGGTGGTAAGTGGACAGAAGATTGAGGATCTTACCAGGGCTACTACGACGGTGGCTACTGATCTGCTTATTATTGATCAAACGGCAACTACGAGTGGTATAAGCATCGGAAACTTCTTTAACACAGTATTGTTTGGGGATGGTACTGTATTGTTGCCTAGCATTAGCCTATTGACAGATCCCAATACAGGGGTATACACAACCGGAGCAGATATATTTAATATAACTGCAGGAGGCAAAGAAGGCATACGAATTGATGGAGCATTTGGAGGCGTTGAAGTTATCATAAAAGACACCCTGACAATAGAGAGTTATGCTTCACCAACCGCACCTGTATTATCTGTAAGTCCAACAGGAGTTGTTGATACTACTGCAACTGCAGATGTCGCTGATCTTACATTAAATACAGCAGATATTAATACATTACAGATAAATACAAGGATATATGTTGATGGTGTTGTTAATTTTGCTGCAGATGCACAGGGGAATGATGACTACGAAATAGACATCCCAGGGATTACAGCATTAGTGGCAGGATTACAGGTTACGTTTTTAGCCAATACAGCCAATACAGACGGAGCTACTTTAGAAATTACAAGCGTTGGTGACCTGGATGCAATACTTAAACAACATGATACTGTATTAACGTCAAATGATATTGAGGCAGGTTCTATTGTGGTATGCGTCTGGGATGGCTCAAATTGGCAAATGGTTTCACCAGTAGCAAATTAAAAAGATATGAAACGGATAACGACATTTTTATTCTTACTATTATTTGCCCTGACTCTGCAGGGTCAAACGGTACTAAGGGCTTATAATGCAAACGAACCTTTAAATATTAATACCACCTGCGAAGCCTGGTTAGATGGAAAGGATGCAAGTACATTTGATCTGAACGGTGTTAATGTAATTACATGGAGTGACAAGTCTGGAAATGGAAGGGATGTAACTCAGGCGGTTGACGGACAAAGACCGAGTTATGATGTATCAACGGGCAGGGTGTCTTTTGTTGCAGGGAATAGTGATTTTTTACAAAGTACAGCTTTTGCAAGCGCCTTAACACAACCGAATACTGTATTTATTGTTGCAAATTTGGCAGCCGGTGGTGGTGCAATACAGGTTATTTTTAGCGGAGCAGTGGCAGGGAATCTTAATAATTTCTTAATGATTTCTGGCAATTTTAGTCTTTATGCAGGAACAATATTAGCAGATGGAGCAAGAAATGCAAATGATAATATAAAAGTCGGGTGCTTTAATGGAGCTAATTCAGAATATTGGCACAATGGAGTTTCGGTGGCAAGTGGGGCTGCTGGCTCTCAGGCATTAGATGGGATTTCATTAGGAAAGCAACAAAGCGGGATTAATTATGCTGACTGTGATATTATGGAAGTTATTATTTATAATGCAGCTATTTCCGCAGTTGATAGAGACAGGATAACTGGATATTTAAGTAATAAGTGGGTAATCACAACAACTACAACTTACAAAGGAGATATTATACGAGCTTACGATGCCAACCAGCCATTACATATTGAAGATGAATGTAAGGTTTGGTTAGACGGTAAGGATGCCGGTCAGTTCACCTTAGACGGTACTTATGTTGATGACTGGATAGGGAAGGGTAGTTTAGGGGTTCATGCAGCAAATGCAAACGATAATACTACTAGACCGACATACGACATAAATACAGGTCGTGTGACATTTATAGCTGCTAATCAGACATTTTTACAGAGTGCTGCATTTGGGGCTGTATTAACACAACCGAATACTGTTTTTATTGCTTATAAGATTACGGGTAATATTGCAATCACTATGTATTTTTTTGATGGTACAACTAGTGACGTACAACCATTTATTATTACAACGAGTCTTTTTAAAATATATGCAGGAGTACCTTTGGAGGGTGGGGCTACAAATGCAAATGACAATATTCATGTAGGGTTATTTAATGGTGTTTCAAGCGAATATTGGATTAATGGTGTTTCTAAATCATCTGGAAATATAGGAGCAAGTAATTTAGACGGAATTACATTAGGAAAGAGAGGTTCTGGAGCAGGGAATTTTTCCGATGTCGAAATAATGGAAGTAATCATATACAATGCCGACATTTCAGATGTTGACAGGGATAAGATTACAGGGTACTTAGCAAACAAATGGGACATAACAGCCACAACGGATTTTAAAGGGTATGTATTATACGAAATGATGTGGCTCATATTACTATTAATACCGAACATTCGCAGAAAGGAAGAAGAATTTAAAATAGCAGCATAATGGTAAAAACAATAAAAGACTACAAAGACTATTTTTACATTGCAGGATTCGTGATTATGTTGTTAGGTTTCGGAGCTAAGTTTGTATTGATGAGTGATCAGGTTAAAAGGAATAATGCAGAACTTGAGAAAGTAAAGGTAGAAATTAAACAAGCCAATATATCTCTAATGAATTACAGATTGAAACAGATTGAAGAAAAGGTTGGTACTATTTATGATTATGTAATGGAACAATGAAAGCAATACTCATCATACCGATATTATTTTGTTTACAGGACAGCGTGAAGGTTGATACAACACAAATGGAAATTGAGTTATTTTTTGAACAGAAGACAAACGTACAAAGGGCAACGGATATTAACACGAAATTGGATTCACTGATATTAATTTTAGAAGCTAAAAAAGATACTACAAATGGAAATAACAGACGTTGACAAATTAGACATATTCAATCACTTCGATAAGAAGGTCCAGGAAGTTGTTAAACACGAAAGACGGTGGAAACAATGGGCGGTTACTTCTATTATAGTAATTTCATTGGCACTGATTAGTTCAGGTTATATCAATGCTAAGGCTATTGGAGGGTTACAAACCAAAACTGAAATACTGTGGACAAAATATGTGCCAGGGGATTTGTTATGGGTTATAATGTATTCCTACGATCTGCAAAATGAATATACTTTGAGCCTACTGAATGGAGATAGAGAAGGGGCGGAGGAGAAATTTGAAGAATTCGTAAAATTCAGAAAAGATATGTATGAGAAATATTTTCAAACCAGAGGAGCAACCACTCCAACAGAGGGACGAGTTATGAAATCAGTAAAATAAATGATATGAAATTTGCAATTACATTAACATGGTCAAAGATTGTAGCAGTCCTGATATTAGGATGCGCAACTTATTTGGATATTGAAAACGGAGGTTCAGCAACCGTTATGTTTGCGATGCCTTTTATTGTATTTCTAATTACTGGAAAGCAGTATATTGATAAGAAAAATGGTAAGTAAGTATTTCAAACTTCACGAATTGGTTTGCCGGCATATCTATATTAGGTATGGAGATAAGGCATGGCAATTTTTTGATCCTAGAGCTATAATTACAATAGATTGGATAAAAGAGAAGTTGAACAAGACAATTTATATTAATAATTATGAGTGGGGTGGAAATCAAACTCAAAGTGGAGTGCGTTGTAATATTTGCCAATTAGCTCGTAAATGGACTATTGAGGGTAAAGTGAGAATGAGTGCCCACAGTACGGCTCAGGCATTTGATTTTAGTGTAAAGGGAATGCCAGCTGAAAAGGTTAGAAATTGGTTAGTAAGAAACCAAGAAGACTTACCTTATCCAATACGATTGGAAGCCGGTGTAGATTGGGTTCATTTGGATACTAGAGATGCAGGGCAAAAGATATATTTTTTTAATCCATAGATTATGAAAAAAGGAGAATTATCAGGAGGTTGTGGGTGGATAGTATTAGTAGGGACAATGGTATTGTTAGCAATAGTAATATCGTTAATTTAAGATATATGAAAAACAGAACTAAATTATCACCAAATCAAATACAAAACCTAACAAGCCAGTTAGTAGGCAGGGCTCAGTTGGCAGCCAAGTTAGGACAGCAATACGGGACTGATAGGGATATATATGAGGCGTTGGGGTATAAGAAAAATCCAACCTACGCTGATTATGCCAGTAGGTATATGAGACAGGATATTGCAAAGGCAATTATTGATCGACCGATTAAAGTTACATGGCAAGGAGATTTGGAAATAATTGAAACGGATGATGATACGGAAACAGCTATTGAAAAGGATTGGGTTGAGTTGAGAGACAGGTTACATTTAAAATCTCAGTTTACAAGGTTGGATAAACTGACAGGGATTGGAGAATTTGGTATTTTGTTACTCGGTTTGGATGATGTAAAGAAACAGGATGATTTTGCTTTACAAGTACTACCAGGAAATAGGAAATTAATGTACACCAAACCATATTCACAAGCTAACGCGGAAATCACTAAATGGGAAACGTATGCCAGGAGTCCCAGATATGGATTGCCGGTTGAATACACCATTGAAATTAATGATCCAGGTGGAGGAAGCAAATCGGTAGTGGTTCATCATACTAGGATTATTCATGTGACGGATGAAAAGTTGGAATCAGATGTTAAAGGTACCCCCAGATTGGAGGTGGTTTATAATAGGCTGATGGATTTGGAAAAGTTAGTCGGAGGATCCGCTGAAATGTTTTGGCGTGGCGCCCGACCTGGTTATCATGGAAAGTTGGATAAGGATTTTACAATGACCACGGATACAAAGGACGATTTACAGGATCAGATTAAAGAATATGAACATGATTTAACTCGAATTTTAATTAGTGAAGGAATTGATTTAGATAATTTAGATCAACAAGTTGCTAATCCAGATAAGCACGTAGATGTTCAATTACAAATGATTTCAGCCGTTACGGGAATACCAAAGCGTATATTAACAGGATCTGAGCGAGGGGAGTTGTCCAGCAACCAGGATAAAGCAGAGTGGTTAACATTTGTAAAGTCACGTAGGGAGGAATTTGCAGAACCAAACATAGTCCGCCCGTTCGTGGATCGTTGTATTGAGTATAAAGTATTACCAGAATCAAAAGAGAAATATAACGTAACGTGGCAGGATTTGTTTGCTCAGAGTGAAAAGGAAAAGGTTGATATTGGGAAATTACGTTCTGAGGCATTGAGTAAGTATGCAGCTTCACCGATGGCTGAAATGACAATTCCACCTGATGTGTTTTTAAAACTTTTCTTAGGATTAGACAAGGAAGTTGTTGATCAGGTTATAGAAGCCCGTGAGGCTCATATTAAGGAAGAGGAGGAGAGAATGGCTACACCGGCGGAGGAAGAAATTGAAAGACAGCGAGTAGAAAAAGAAAAGTCAGAGGAATAAATTATGGCAAAATTACCACGTTGGATGAAAATAGATGCACAGAGGGCTGGAAAGATGACGGGAAAGTTATATTTTAGTTTTCACGTGCGGTGGTGGTATTGGCCAGTATTATATATAAAAGTATTTTGGAAGTTATTAACAGTTAGATAATGCAAGGAGTAGTTCAATACATAACAGCATCACAGGGGTTGAGTTGGTTGGTAGATGAAAACGGGGTAAGCCGTTATTTTGATCACAGTCAACTGACAAGTGTAAAGATAAAAGTACATGATGCTGTTGAGTTTGATTTTAGTGCAAATAAGATTACGAATATAACGCTTGTGAGGAAACATAAAAAAGGAATTGTTTTTTATTGGGAATAATGGTAGAAACAGCAACATATAGTCAAATTCAAATAAACTCATACGATCCAACACGTACGACTGTCTTACGCAACGGATTTGCCAGGGATATGCGTAAACGATTCCGGGAATTGACTGTTGTAATAAGGAAGGCTATTATTGAGGAGGATTGTTTTGGTTTGCAAGCTGGATTCTATCAAATGGTACCTCCAGGCAGGCAGGCATTTGTATTTCCACGTTCAGCGGATAAGGTAAATGCTTTTATGGAGTGGTTAAACCGACAAGTGGAAAGAGGAATATTGGAAGTAGGAGAATTTCAACAAGTAGGAGTTGGAGTGGAAGATGCCTGGACAAATAAGTATATTCAGGATAGTTACAAGCGGGGAGTAATCCGTGCAAGGTACGAATTGAAGAAAGCTGGGTTTGATGTGCCGTCAATTGATCAAACAGGAGGAATTGAAATAAGCATGTCTACGCCGTTTCATATTGATAGGGTAGGATTACTATACTCAAGGACGTTTAGTGGCTTAAAAGGCATTACAGCGGCTATGGACACGCAAATAAGTAGGGTTCTGGCTCAGGGAATGGCTGACGGGGATGGACCGAGGGTATTAGCCCGGAAATTGATTGCAACGATTAACGGAACTGGAATGGGTGAGTTGGCGATTACTGATACACTGGGGAGATTTGTTCCGGCTGCTCGTAGGGCAGAGACTTTAGCAAGAACAGAAATAATAAGGGCACATCATAACGCAACAATACAGGAATATAGGAATTGGGGAGTTGAAGGAGTTAAGGTGAAAGCTGAATTTGTTACGGCTGGCGATGACCGGGTTTGTGACAGATGTAATGCTTTGGAAAGGGAAGTGTTTACATTGGATAGGATTGAGGGGATGATCCCGCTCCACCCGGGTTGCAGATGTTGTGCGATTCCATATAAAGAAAGGAAATAACATATAAACGATATGAATATATACATACAAGTAAATAGTGAATATGTAATCCGTTCAGAAGTCTATGAAGGCAGAACCTATATTGTGGTACCTGTTGTAATGATGGTTGAAGGAGTGCATAACGGATCACAAGGTCCATTACTACATTTATCAGAGGAGTTAGGTAAATTCCCTGAGTCCTGGGATGGTATTCCAGTAACCGTACAACACCCAACGGTTGATGGAGGAAATGTTTCTGCCAATTCACCTGCAATGTTAGCAAAGGTAAAGGTAGGACGGATTTTTAATACTCACATGGATGAAGATAAATTGAAAGCGGAAGCCTGGTTGGATGAGAGGCGATTACAAGAACAGAGTGATATAGCTTTACAGGCTATCAGAGATCAACAGGAATTACAGGTGAGTGTTGGGGTGTTTACAGAGGAGGAAAACGTGCCAGGTGAATGGCATGGAGAATCATATGGATCAATAGCCAGAAATCACAGACCAGATCATTTGGCTCTCCTGCCCGGCGGGACAGGTGCCTGTTCTTGGACGGATGGTTGTGGAATCAGAGTTAATAAGAAAGGAGGTAATGAAGTGAAAAAAGTAGAATTAGATTTAAAGCAGGTAAAAGTGTACAATTCTGAGAATGCTATTGTTGATCACATCACGGATAACGAGAATGGTTACCGTGAGAAATTGCAATTAGTACAAGCGGAATTGGATGGTAAGGATACTCAAGTGAAGTATCATTATCTGGTTGAACTGTATGACAACAAACTCATTTATGAGGTACGTATGCAGGGAGAAGGCACATCATTTTACCAACAGAATTATGCTGTATCAGTTAATGATGAAGTGGAATTCGTTGGAGATCCTGTTGAAGTACAAAGAGAGGTTAATTTTGTGGCCTTGGAGGAGAAATCTTTCAAAAGAACAAAACTAAGTAATAACAAACCTAAAAAGGAGGTTAAAACAATGAGTGAATTAAAGAAAGCTCCTTGTCCTGATAAAGTGAAAGCACTTATCGACCACAAGTTGACAAAGTACACTGAAGAGGATAAAGAGTGGTTATCGACTTTGGAGGAAGCAACTATTGATAAGATGCTCCCAAATGAGCCAGAGGTAAAAAAAGAAGAAACTCCTCAACTGAATGAGGATGAGAAAAAGCAAGTGATAGAGGATTACAAAAAGACTCTACCAGTTGTAGATACTGAAGTGCAAGCGTATGGTAAAAAAAGGTACGATGCAGATCGTGAAAAAATGTCAAAAAGTATTTTAGCGAATACTGAAGACATATATACAGAGGCCGATTTTAAAGAAATGTCGATGGACTCACTTGAAAAACTGTATAAGTCTACATTGAAAGATGAGACCGATTTTTCAATACTTGGAGGAAATGCCGAACGGCCTAAAGTTAATGTTAATGAAGAAGAACCTTTGTTTCCAACAGGAATAGAGTTGGAAAAAGAGTCTTCTAAAAACTAAGGAAAGGAGGAAAACAAATGTCATATAACACAATTAAGCTTAAAAAGTATTCGAATGTCATTGAGGAAATCTTATCGACAGCCGTAGCTATTACTCCGGGTATGTTATTGGAATTGAACGCCACTGCTGGTTATGTTCAAGCACATAGCACTGAAGGTGGAAATGCAATACCAATGTTTGCCTTGGAAGATGAACTGCAAGGTAAGGAAATCACTGATCAATATGCAGTAAGTACACTTGTACAAGTTTGGATACCTAACAGAGGTGATATAGTGTATGCTATTGTAGAAGATGGAACTAATATTGCTATTGGAGACTTTTTGGAAAGTAATGGAGTAGGGTTTTTACAACTTCATGCAGCTGATACAGCTTCGTCTGGTGAGGCTTCCACAAGTTACACCAATCAAATCGTGGCTCAGGCACTGGAAGCAGTTGCAGCTGGAGCAGCATCGAGTATGAATTCAAGTGAAGCACCTATTGGAGCTGCCAGGAGAATTAAAGTAAGAATCGTTTAAAAATAGAAAGGAGGAAAAATAAATGAAAGCAAATATAGATATTATTGGAGCAAATGGAGGACAGGGAGAAATCGCTGCTTTAATGGCTCAGGAAGGTAGATTGAATATCGGGACAATGCGCCCGTTTGTCAGTACGAAAGATAATCAGACGTATATGACTGTGTATAGAGGTGGGGATGTTAATAAAAAAGAAAGCTGGGTAACAGCTTCCGCCCGGTCTTTAGGATTACAAACCAACGGAACTCTCCGCAGGGATGAGTGGAAACAGTTGGATGAAGCTTTACTGGAAATTTCCAGACAACGTTTAGGTGGTGTTCAGGATTTGGTTGATAACGGATTGGTATATACTTTAGGTAATGCTATGGGAACAACCGTATTAGAATACCATGATGTAAGTGATGCATTTGAAGCTGATTTGACGATGGACGGGATAACTCGCAGTGTAGGTGATCGGCCAACTTACGGAACTAACTACTTACCAATTCCAATTATCCATGTTGATTATGAAATCAACGCTAGGGTATTGGCTGCTAGTCGTAGTTTAGGCAATCCGTTGGATGTTACTTCAATGGAAAGAGCTGTCCGGAAGGTGAATGAGAAGATGGAAACAATGTTGTTTACCAATGAAACATACGCTTTTGGTGGAGGTACAATATACAGTTATGTCAACCATGCAGACAGGAATCCAGTGGCATTGACCACGAATTGGGATGCAGCCGCAAAGTCTGCTGCTGATATTTTGGAAGATGTCCGGTCAATGAAACAGGCTAGTATTGATGCTAGGCATTACGGACCGTATATGTTGTATATTCCTACAGCTTATGAGACTATATTGGATATGGATTATGCCGAGGATACTCCGGGTACTACTATCAGAGAGCGTATTTTGAAGATAGCTAATATCAAAGGAATTAAGATTGTGGATACTTTGACTGCTAACAATGTATTGCTAGTGCAGATGACTAGCGATGTTGTTCGTTTGGTTAGAGGTATGGGTGTAACCAATGTTCAGTGGCAAGAAGAAGGTAAGTTTGTTACTAAGTACAAGGTTTTAACTATTCAGGTTCCTCAGATTCGTTCTGATAAGGATGGTAATAGTGGAATCACTCACTTATCAGCATAATTAATAATTCACTAATCACGTGATTTTTAATATAATTTATTATGAAAAGAACAAAAACAAATAAGGATAAAATTTGGTGGATAAAGAAGGGTGGCGGAAGTTTCCGTATGGGGAATAGGGTTATCAAACAAAATCAGAAGTTTCAAGCCTATCCACATGAGATTCCACAAGGATTTCGGGATATTGTATTGCCGCTTGAAGAGATTGATGAAACAGAAGATATACCTAAGGCATCTCCTTTAGCTTATACAGCAAAGAAGAGAGGAACCTCGAATTGGTATGATGTGGAGGATGGACAAGGTAAAAAGGTGAATGAAAAAGCACTTCCAGGAATGACAAAAGCTCTTGAATTTATAAAGACATTGGAGTAATGCCCTGGAAAGTCCCAAATATTTGGGAAGGAGGGGAATGCTGGATTATTGGAGGTGGCCCGTCAATGCCGAGGCAATTTGGAGTACCTGAAAAAGTTATTCAACAGGTGTTGACCAAAGAACTTACTCCAAGCGCCTATTCTCCTTACATGAAGGGAATACATAAGAAGCATGTTATTGGAGTTAATACAGCTTTTTTAATTGGTGACTGGATTGATATAATGTTTTACGGGGATAAAGGATGGTTTTTAAAGAACAGAGAACAAGTAGCAGAGTTTCCAGGATTGAAATTAACCTGTCATCCTAGTGGTGAGAAGTATGTAGCGGAAAGGATTAAGTATTTATCACGGAATAAGAAGTATGGAAAGGGAATTAGTCCAGATAGTGGTAAAGTATGTTGGAATGGTAATAGTGGAGCGGCTGCAATTAGTATAGCAGCTCATACAGGGGTGAAACGGATTGTATTGGTTGGGTTTGATATGACATGGGATGTAGATTTACGACAACATTGGCATGGGTTGTATGGGACGTTTGATAGGAAGGATGAGAAGAAAATGAAAGTTACTTTTGATAGACATAAAAGTGGATTTTCGTTGATTGCCAGGGATGCAAAGAAAAGAGGATTAACAATTATAAATGCTTGTCCGGATAGTACAATTACAGAATTTGAAAAAGTTACAGTAAAATCATTATTATGAAAGCTGCAATACTAGAAAAGGTAAACAGTCCATTGGTTGTAGAAGATATTACGATGCCTAACGAATTGGGATGTGGGCAGGTTTTCGTTAAGGTGGATTGTAGTACGATTTGTGGAGCTCAAATAAGGGAAATCACAGGAGCCAAAGGTGAAGACAAGTATTTGCCCCATTTACTGGGACATGAAGGAGGCGGTTGGGTTGAACAAGCTGGACCGGGTGTTACAACGGTAAAGAAAGGTGATAAAGTTGTAATGCATTGGCGAAAAGGCTCAGGAATTGAGGCCTCTCCTCCAAAGTATGGATGGAGAGCTGGAGAAGTTGGAGGTGGATGGATAACTACATTCAATGAATATGCAGTTATTTCAGAAAATCGTTTGACAAAAATAGATGACGATATACCTTCCGAGATTGCAGCATTAATGGGTTGCGCAGTTACAACAGGCTTGGGATTGATTAACAATGAAGCTAAGTTGAAAATTGGACAATCTATTGTGGTAATTGGTTGTGGTGGAGTTGGATTGAACATAATTCAAGGAGCAGCAATGGTAGGAGGTAATCCTGTTATTGCTATTGATAGATTTTCCAATAAATTACTTATGGCAAGAGCTGTAGGAGCTACTCAGGCAATTAATTCAGCGGAAAGTGATTTTGTTGATGAAGTATTTAAAATTTTAGGAAAACAAGGGGCAGATGTTGTGGTAGATTGCACAGGAAGTTCGTATGTAATTAATAAAGGATATGAGATTACAGCTTCTAGAGGTAAAATGATATTGGTAGGGCAACCACAACAAGGAGATGATTTAATATTAACATCAATAGGACAGCATTATGTAGGAAAAACATTAATGGATAGTCAGGGAGGCTTGACAAATCCAACTATTGATATACCAAGATATTTACGATTATATAAACAAGGAAAATTGGCATTGGATTCTCTTATTACTCATACTTTTCCATTAAGCCAGATTAATTTGGCTGTGGAAGCAGTAAAGAAAGGAACCAGTGGCAGGGTTTTGTTAAACATTAACCAACATGAATAAACAAGATTTAATTGATTTTGAAAGAAAAATAGCAGAACGATTTGATAATGGTGAAATTCCTTATCTGATCCACTTATCAGGTGGAAATGAAGAGGAGCTGATTGAAATTTTTAAGGAGGTTCAACCTGGAGATTATGTATTCAGTACACACCGTTCACATTATCATTACTTATTAGCTGGAGGCAGTCCAGAACGTTTGGAAGAATTGATTTTGACTGGCAAAAGTATGTTTGTATTTGATAGGAAATTGAATTTTTATGCCTCTTCCATTGTTGCTGGTACTGTTAGTATTGCAGCAGGAGTGGCATGGGCTTTGAAACGAAAAGGAAGTACCAACAAGGTTTGGTGTTTTGTAGGAGATGGAGCAGAGGATGAAGGACATTTCTACGAAGCTGCCAGATATGTAAATTCACAGGCTTTGCCTTGTACATTTGTTATAGAAGACAACGATCGCTCGGTTATTGCTTCTAAAGAGGAGCGTTGGGGGGCGGAAAGTTTACATACTGGAATATCATTAACGCATAGATACTATGTAGGAAAAAATGGATATGTTCGAAAGTATAGATATCATTCCACTTGGCCACATGGAGGTACAGGGAGTGGTAAATGGTTGAAGTTTAGTAAGGAGGCAATAGTTGAGGAACAACCACACCCGTTTATACCAGTACCTAAAAATAATACTATATTAGGTTCAGTGACATATAAGGATGCTGTTTGTAGTTCAATGAAAAAGTTAGCTCAGGAAGGGGTAATTTTTGTAGGATATAATGTTCGTTGTGGAAACGGATACGAAACATTTGGAGATGTTCCATTGGATCAACGATTGGAAACACCATTGGCAGAAAACTTGATGGCTGGATTGGCTTTGGGGATGTCTTTAGAAGGATACAGACCATTATTGTTTTTTGAACGGCATGACTTTATTTACAATGCTTTGGATATACTGGTGAATCAAGCCGATAAAGCCATGTTCTTATCAAATGGGGAGTATGAGTTTCCAATTATAATTAAAGCTGTTGTAGGCTCTGTAAAGCCGTTCTACGCAGGGCATACTCATACATCTGATCTGTCGGAGTTGTTTAAAAAGATGTTTACTTTTCCAGTATATGATCCAATATTACCAGGGATGATCATAGCGTCATATGATTTTGCATTAACGAGTCCCCGTCCTGTATTAATAGTTGAAAGGAAGGAATTATATTAACATGAATAAAGCTGTATTAATAACAGGTACGAGTAGAGGATTAGGAAAGCATCTTGCCAGTGTATTTGGAGGGGCTGGATACAGTGTGCTGCCTCATCGTGGTAGAGTGGATGGTGATTTGAGGGATGGGGCTACATTAGCAGATTTGGCATCTTTGGCGGTGGATTATAACATTGATATTCTTATTAACAATGCTGGTGTTTATATAAATAAACCATTTTCAGAAATGACAGCAGCTGAATTTAAGGAGGTTATTGATATAAATTTATTGTCTGTTATTAATCTTACAAATGCTGTTTGGCCGATATTTCAAAGGAAGAAAGCAGGTACGGTTGTATTTATTAATTCTGTAGCAGGGAGGAATGGAAGTCCAGGTGAGTCTGCATATTGTGCTAGTAAGTTTGGATTGAAAGGGTTTGCAGATTCTTTACGGTATGATGGTTTAAGGGATGGTGTAAGAGTAGTTAGTGTTTTTCTTGGGGCTATGGAAACGGATATGACAAAAAATAAAGGAAAGGATCCAAAACACAACATTGATCCATTGAATGTAGCAAAAATAATATTGAATTTGTGTAGAGATTATACAAGGGCAGAGATTACAGAAATTACTATTGATAAAATACCTACAAAAATAATTACAGATGATCAATTTATATAAGACAAATCCACATCTTAAAAAGGTAGTTAAACAAGCTGAATATCAGACTTTGGGTTCAATGATGTTTTTGTATTGGTTAGTAAAAAATATTAATCCTAAGCATATATTGGAGTTTGGAACTGGGTTTGGTTGTTCTGCTATATTTATGGCGTTAGGAGCTGAGAGAGGAACGATTGTTACAGTGGATGATTATAGAGGTGACACAGCTAATAGTTTGGGAGAACCGGAGAAAAACATCATAGCATGTGGTGTAGTGGATAAGATTAAATTGATAGCAGGTAATACAAAAGATACATGGTTGAAACATTGGACAAAAGAGATGCCAGAAATAGTATTTATGGATGCTTCTCATTATGCTGTTGATTTACAAGGGGAATATTCTACATTAAAAAATGTAATACCAAAAGATCATATATTGGTTATTGATGATGTCTTTGCTCAGGATGTATATAGTTTTGTTAATGAATTATCAAAAATGGAAAAGTACAAGGCTTGCTCTATATTGAAACTGCATTATGGAGTGGCTGTTTTACATACGAATATGGATAAATATTTTGAAAAGGTAAATAATGCCATACGGGAGGCATACTATCATGAATAAATGCATTTGTGGGAGTATTGCAGTACATAATCGTACAATTGTAAAAGGTTGTAAGGTGGATACCAAAGGAATTGAACAAGCAGTGGACATAACTACTGTTGAGTGTAAGAAGTGTGGGGTGGTTAGGCAAATTGATTTACCATTCAATTCAGAAAAGGGGTTCACTGATTTCTACAAAAAAGAATATCCACCAGTTAAGCAGGCCTATGAAATTAAGGATTACAAGCATGATAGAAAGGTAGCAGCCCTGCGTTGTGATGCTTATAACATCCCAGAGCGAGTGAAAACTTTGGATGTTGGTTCTGGTAGTGGGGCATTCGTAGACGAGTGTAGAAGCAGAGGAATTGAGGCCTATGGTTGTGAAATAGGACAGTATCATTATAAGAATGGAGATGAATTCATTTACAAGCAACAATTTGAAGATATTAATTTTCCAACTGATCATTTTGAGGTGGTAACTTGCCATGATGTTCTGGAGCATGTTTTGAATCCTGTTAAGATGGTGGAAGAATTGTTCAGAGTTACTACACAGGAAGGGGAATGTATTATTGACTTTCCAAGATTTTATCATAAAGCAGGAAAACATCATTGGAAAGGTGTAGAGCATATATGGTATTTTACAACTGAACAGCTGGAAAAATTGATAATGAAAGTTGGGTTTGCTGTACAAAAGGTTACACACCCAATTGAATCAAAGACAGTTTTTTATCTTACAAAACCAATTCAGAAACGAGTAAAAATACTTTTACCACCTGGTATTGGAGATACATATTGGCCAATTGTAAAAATTAAAGCCTTTTTGAAACGAGAGAAGTTAGGAGTACCTGATATTTGTATTTTAGCAAATGAAGATAAGAAATATAAAACACACAAAAGATCATTTCCGTTCATTGAGATGTTCCCATTTCTTAATTCAAGTAATATTGTAGCAGAAAATACAACGGCAAAAAAGATATGGCAAGAAGCCTATGTAATGAGAGGGAAAACGATTTTCAAAAATATATTAGGATATGATTATTTCATATCTTACAATGGTGTACTTGAGTCTGGAACATCTATGGCAGAAGTAGATATTGATTTGAAATGTGATTGGTTTCCTGATAGATTTATTTCATTGGAAGAAGATAAATTTAAGGAGGTATCAATTCAGAAATATGGAAAATACATTATATTCTTTTTCGTTTTTAGAGGCTCCTTTCTACACTGGGTACGAGAGTTTTCAGTTGATAATATAATAACAAGCATCAAAGGAATAGTACAAAAAACAGGGTGTACTCCTGTCTTTGTTGGAGCTGATTGGGATAAGGAGGATACAGAGTTGACTAGAGTAAAAAATAGCATACCAAATATTGTGGATTTGACAGGTAAGACCACAGTTGCCCAGTTATTCGGATTAATACGTGGTAGTGAGATGGTAGTTGGGTATCCTTGTGGATTAACCATGTTGGCAGCAGGGTTAAAGCAAAAGGTTTTACTCATTTGGAATGATTGGAATAGGTACGGTTTTATGTGGAATTCAGTACCACCAAGCGTGAAGAATAAAACTTGTTTTATTGAAAATACTAAGAATCTTACAATAGATATTTTAATGCAAAAAGTAGAAGATATATATAAAGGAACATGCTCGGCAAAAGAGTATGAGAATAGGATGTATGAGTATACAAAAGAGAAGGCACTCAACCGATTTAAAACGTATAATATATCTTCTAACAGTAAAGTATTAGATATTAATTCTGGAGGAGGAGCGTTTGTAGATATTTGTAGGGAAAATAAAATAGAGGCTTACGGCTGTGAATTATTACCATACGATTTTAGTAAGAATGATGATTATATTTATCATCAAGAACTTGAAGATATCAATTTTCCAACTGATTATTTTGATGTAATTACTTGCTCAGAAACATTTGGGTATAAGACATCACCAGTACTGTTTTTAAAGGAGGCATTCCGAGCATTAAAACAAGAAGGAAAATTTATATTGCATTTTTTTAAAAGAACTTCAACGAATGTCTGGTTTTATTCTTCAGCACAGTTGGGGGAGGAGTTAAAAAAAGTAGGGTTCCAAGTACAAATTACAACACAAACGAAGCGGGAGGTTATTTTTAACCTTACAAAACCAATACAAAAAAGGGTTAAAATATTATTCCCTCCAGGAATTGGGGATTGTTATTGGGAAATTGTAAAAATAAATGCTTTTTTAAAACAAAAGAATTTAGGGCTTCCAGATATACATATAGCAAATCGACGGAATAGACATATGAATGCGTATAACCGATCAGTTCCTTTTATTCGGATGTTTCCTTTTTTACACATTAAAGAGGAAATATTAAGTATGAGATCCACTCAGAAGAACGAATTAATATGGAGAGAAGCGTATCATAGTAAAGGCAGGACAATTTTTGAAAATATATTAGGTTGTGATTATTTTGTTTCTCATAATGGTTATCTTACAGCAGGAATGCCTTTGGAAGAAACAGACCCAGATTTGAAATGTGAATGGTTCCCTCCAATGTTCGTATCATTAGAGCAAGAGAAGTATAAAAAATATTGCCAAAAACAATTTGGGAAATACATAGTATTCTATTATACTTTTATAGGATCAAATAAGGTTTTATTGCAAAAGATTTCTATTAAGGAAATTAAAAAGATTACCAATAGTATTGTACAAAAGACTGGATGTACTCCAATATTTGTTGGTGGTACTTGGAATAGAGAAGATAAAGGGTTGATGAATCTGATATCTTGCGTTCCAAATGCTATTAATCTAGTTGGAGAAACTAATTTAGATCAATTATTCGGATTAATACGAGGGGCAGAAATGGTATATGGCATTCCATCTGGATTAACAATTATGTCCATAGCATTGAAGCAGAAGACAGTGGTTTTGTGGAGTGATTTTTTCCATCCACGTTTCTCAGTTAATATTTGTCCTCCTTCCACATTGAGGAATACTTATTTTCCAGTATATACATCAGAGTATTCAGGAACAGCTCCATTGATACAGTTAGGTGTAGATTTGGTAAAAGGAAAAAAGATAAAGGTAGAAGAAGTAAAGGCAAAAGAAGTACCACTAAAATTGAAAGAGCAACCTCAGCCAGTTCAACCAATACCAAATAAGGATAGTAAGTTGGTTACAATTCTTTGCGTATTAAAGTCTGGTGGGGATTATACTATTGAGTATGTCAAGAGATTAAAAAATATGGTAGATCGTAATACTACTATCCCTCACCAATTTTTATGCCTTACTGATTTAGAAATCAGTTCAGAGATTTGTGATAGTAGGAAATTTAAAGCCAACTATCCTGGGTGGTGGGGGAAGGTTGAGTTATTCCGTTCAGGGCTGATTAATACAGAGCGGGCTGTTTATTTTGATTTGGATACTATTATATTGGGGAATATTGATGACTTATTAAGAGTTAAAGAAGATTTTGCAGCCTTACAACCTTGGAATCTTAACAATCGTCTGTTAGGTATATGTGCCTCAGGTTTATTGGCTTGGAATAATGGAAAGGATTATTCATTTATTTACAAGAAATTTAATATTGCACATACATCAGAATATCCAAAAGGTGATCAGCAATACATTTCTCAAGCATTAGCAAAACATGGAGAAAGATATATACCATTACAAAATTTGGTTTCAGGAATTTATTCTTACAAAAGAAATTGTCGTGCTCAGTTACCACAGGATGCTCGAATAATTTGTTTTCATGGTAGACCTAGGCTAACTGAAGTAATACATTTATCATGGGTTAAAACTAATTGGATATGAAAGAAAATTTACCATCACCGATTCTAATCACTGGAGCTGCTCGTTCTGGTACCAGTATGATTGCTGGCATAATTAATATGTGTGGAGCGTTTGGAGGAAAAATGTCAGGTCCAAATAAAAGTAATCAGAAAGGAATGTTTGAAAATGCTGAAATACGCAACGAGATTGTTAAACCTTATATGCAACAAATTGGAGTTGATCAAATGGGGCAGTACCCTCTGCCGGATGTGAATAGTTTGATGATACCAACTGATTTGAGAAAGCGGGTAGAGCAAGTAATGTTGGATCAGGGATATACAGGGGGACCGTGGATGTATAAGGGGGCTAAAATGTGCTTGGCATGGCCGATATGGCACTATGCTTTTCCAAATGCCAAGTGGATTATCGTACGGCGTAGAACCGGAGACATTATTCAATCCTGTTTAAAAACTGGATTTATGAGGGCATTTATAAGAGAAGATCAACGTAAAGCGGTTGGGGTAAAAACTGAAGCTGATGGTTGGAAATGGTGGGTACGGCAACATGAACAACGGTTTATTGAAATGATTACAGAGGGAGTAAATTGTAAAGTAGTTTGGCCACAGAGAATGGTATATGGAGATTATCAACAGATACATGAAACATTGGAATGGTTAGGGTTGGAATGGAAATCAGAAGTTTTAAATTTTATAGATCCATTATTATTTCACACGCGAAAAAAAGAAAAAAATGGTAATACTAATAACAGGTAAAGCTCATTCAGGTAAATCACATTATGCTCAGGCACTGGTTAAGGAATTAACGGATGCTGATGTACTCGTATCCTCATTTGATGGAGATCATTTTAGAAAACAAACTCACAACTGGGATTTCACTGATAAGGGACGGATTCAAAATTTGGTAAAGGTAGCATCATTAGCAAGGCAGAGAGAATTTGCGGGGGACATAGTTATATTATCATTTGTGGCTCCACGTAGAGCATGGAGGAATATGATGAGAGGATTTTGGGATGAAAGTAGATTGGTGTATTTGCCTGGAGGAACATTGTGGAAAGATACAACATACGAAACACCTACTGAGGATGAATTTGAAATATATAAAAGCAAAAAAATAGGAGGTAAATAATGGCAACACGGACATCAGCCGCAGAAGTTAGATTGATTATGGATAACCTTACTGAGGATAATTTGAGTGATACCAGAGTAGAGTCTTTTATACTTGGGGCAAATGCTTTGGTAACAAAAATACTTGGAGATGATGCCAGTATTGGAACTGTTTTATTGGAAGACATTGAACGTTGGTTTACAGCTCATATGATAGCTAGTACGGTATGGAAAACAACCACAGAGGAAAAGTTGGGGGATGCCACGGTGAAATATACAGGTGAGTGGAAACAGAATTTATCTTCCACCCCGTACGGACAAATGGTATTACAATTAGATATAACAGGTAAGATGGCTAATATTGGTAAGAAAGGTGCCGGAATATATGCAATAACAAGTTTTGAGTAATGGGAATAGCAAATTTTATAAGTCGATTATGTAATCAGGATGCAGTCTATTGGGGCAATCCACAGGATGATGGTAGAGGTGGATTTGCATATGATGATCCTGTTGAGATTAAATGCCGTTGGGAAGATGTTAATGAGGTGATTTCAATGGCTGGGGATGATAGAAAAAGCCGGGAAATTGTTTCAAAAGCTAAGGTGTGGGTTTTACAGGATGTTGATGAAGAGGGTTATTTGTATTTGGGTACGTTGGATAGTTCAGGAGCTTTAACCAGTGCAGAGGAAGATAATCCAGCGGATGTTGACAAGGCATACCAGATTAAATTGTTTGAAAAGACTCCGGAACACCGGCAGAGTAATAAGTTTATAAGAAAGGCGTATTTGTAATGGCATCAGTAAACCCAAATACAGGATTAAAAGGGATGGATATTGTTTTATCTAATCTTGCTAAGGAAATTAAAAAGATTGAAGGAAGATCCACAAAAGGATTAATAGAAGCTTCTATCATTATTCGTAGGGATATGGATTTTAGTGCTCCTATAATTCCAATAGATACTGGTAATTTACGAGCTAGTTGGTTTGTTACTTCAGGGACAAAGATTGAAAAAGGAGGACAGGCTTCATTTGAGGGAAAAGAAGCAGGGAAGTTAGCCACTGATCATGCTTCTGTAATATCGGAATATAAATCTGTTGCAGTAGCGATTCCGATGCCAGTTGTAATAATGGGATTTAGTGCTAATTATGCAACATTTGTTCATGAGATGGTAGATGCTAATTTTACAGGAGATCAAAGTAAAATAAAACGAACAAAAAGTGGTAAGGTAACTCAAGCAACTAAAAAATATACTCGTAGAGCCGGAGCTGGGGCAAAGTTTCTTGAAGCATCTTTAAAAAAGAATAGGAAATTAATAGTGGAAACAATAAGAAAAAATGCACATATAAAATGAATAGTCCTAGCGAAGATATCAAAGATATGCTGGTTGCCGATACGGCTTTAAATTTGGTTTTTGATCCCGAAATAGAGGGAAGAAATCTATTCATTGCAGTTGAGCCAACAGCACCAAAGAATTGTGTAACTATATTTGATACAATAGGAGGTTCACCACAATTAACTTTGGCAGGAAAAGGAGAAAATTATTACTACCCATCCGTTCAAATCAGAGTACGAAATACTGGTTACGTAGCAGGATGGGCATTAATACAAAAGATAAGGACTTCGTTACATGGCCGGGCACAGGAGACGTGTAATGATGGAACTTTGTACTCAGTTATTTATTGTTCAAGTGGTCCAGCTTTTTTGGACTGGGATGAGAATAGCAGAGTACGGTTTGTCATTAACTTCAATATACAGCGAAGATAATGATGTTTGTTTAATTTAATAATGAAAAGGAGGTAAAAAATGAGCAGTGAAGCAGTATCAGGTGTTAGCACAGTATTTCGGAGATGGAATGCCAGCACCGGAGTTTGGGCAGCGATATCAGAAATAAATACTATAACTGGTCCTAGTATGACCAGAGATACGATTGATGTAACTACCCTTGGTTCAACTGATGGATACCGTGAGTTTATTGCGGGATTCCGAGATGGAGGGACTGTTGTACTTTCAATGAATTTCACTCGTACACAATATGCTACGATGAAAGATGATTTTGAAAGTGACACCCTTGTCAACTATGAAGTTGTACTACCTGACACGGCGACAACCACCTTGGAGTTTGAAGGATTGGTAACTGAGTTACCATTAGTTATTGCCCCTGATGATAAAATCACACTTGATGTGACTATTAAAATCAGCGGAACAGTAACACTCAACTCTGGGTCGGCTTCGGCATCGCCAGGATAGTAGATAGAGTTTTAAAATAGTACTAATCAAGTATTTTTATTAATTTTTAAAAAGTTAAAAATCATGACAAAAAAAAGAGTTCTTTTAACCAGAGAGAATTTGTTAAAAAAGGAAGCATTAAAAACTGTTCAGGTTGATTTGGGGGGTAATCTAATTGTGTTTGTCCGTCAGATGACAGGAAGAGAAAGGGAGCAGTTTGAAAATCTGTTGGTAAAGAAAATCAAATCAAAAACAGGTAAGATTGTAGATTATCAACAATCAATGGGCGATTTCCGGGCTAAGTTAGCTGTTAATTGTTTGTGTGATGCGGAAGGAAAGAATTTAATGGAACCAGGTGATTTTGCTACATTAAGTCAAAACATGAGTGCTTCCAAATTGACTAAGATAGCAGATGCAGCCGGTAAGTTAAATGGGATAACAGAAGAGGATAAGGAGGAGTTAGTAAAAAACTCAGACAGCGACCAGGACGTCGCTTCCAGTTCCGGCTCTGTAAAGAATTAGGTTACGCTCATCCAGATTATTTACTGGATGAATTGACAAGCTCACAGTTGAGTGAGTGGCAGGCTTATGATAGATTAGAACCTATTGGGGATAGTCGTTGGGAATTTTCAATGGCTTCACTAAGTTCTTTGATTATGAATATTGCTCGTAGGGTGTGGGGAAAGAAAGACGTTGAAATGACTTCCCCAGATTTGTTTATGCCGGAATGGGATAGAGATCCAGATGAAGAAAGGGAACCAGTACGACAGACAACAGAGCAACAGAAACAAATATGGTTACAGATAGCAGATATACAAAATAAAAGAGTAAAAAAGGAAAAAGAAAGGGAAGCAAAATTTAATAAAAATCCACCAAAGAAGAGGGATAAAAAGAAATGAATTTAGGAGCATTAGTAGCAACATTAGGAGTCAATAGTGCAGGGCTTGTGAAAGCTCAAAAGGATATGCTGGCGTTTGAAAAGAAGACTCAGGCGTCTTTAACTCGAATCAATGCAAAGTTAGTGACAACCGGAGCAGCTATGAAAAAGGTAGGTAAAAGTATGACAATGTACTTAACCTTACCAATGGCTTTGGTTGGTGGTGCAGCTGTGAAAATGAGTATGGATTTTGAGTCATCAATGTCTAAAATAGTTGGATTGGTAGGTATTGCCAGGGAACAGGTGGATAAATGGGGTCAGGATATTATTAAAATGGCTCCGCAACTTGGTAAAGCTCCAAAGGAATTAGCCGATGCTTTGTTCTTTATTACATCGGCGGGTATTAGAGGAGCTGAGGCAATGGATGTGTTGAGGATGTCTGCGAAGGCATCTATTTCAGGATTAGGAGAAACAAAAGTAGTAGCCGACCTGGTTACATCTGCCATGAATGCTTACGGAAAAGAAACATTAAATGCAACTATGGCAACTGATGTATTAACAGCATCAGTAAGGGAAGGTAAAGCTGAGGCAACGGCTTTAGCAACAACAATGGGAATGGTTTTACCAATAGCTTCTAACATGGGTGTTCAATTCCATGAGGTTGGGGCAGCAGTAGCAGCTATGACTCGTACAGGTACAAATGCAGCAACGGCTTCAATGCAGTTAAGACAAATATTAGCTTCACTATTAAAACCAACTTCTCAAGCTGAAGAGGCTTTATATAATATGAACACTTCTGCAGCTAATTTACGAAAAACAATAAAACAAGATGGATTATTAGCAGCCTTAATGGAAATCAGGAAACTAACTGCTCAATATGGAGAAACTGTTATGAGTGATGTATTTCCAAATATTCGGGCATTGTCTGGGGCGTTGGATATTATGGGAGCTAATTTGGAAGACAACAAAGCTATATTTGCATCATTAGCAGAAGCCGCAGGTTCAAGTGCAAAAGCATTTGGAGCAGCTGCAGAAACATTTGAGTTTAAATGGAATCAAGCTACGGCGTCAGTTAAGACAGGATTAACAATGTTTGGGAAAACCATAGCTGAGGAGATAATACCTATGTTGGTAAGATTTGGTGATGGTATTAGAAAAGCAACGATGTGGTTTAGAGGTTTAGATGACGCCCAAAAACAAACGGTAGTTCGTATAGGAGCTTTGATTATGATACTTGGTCCTGTAATAAAAATACTTGGCTTTTTAATCGGTAATGTTTTACCAAGATTAATCTCCGTTGGATATGGGGTTGTTAAAATGTTTGGGGTTTTAAAAATAGCTATGATGACTAATCCTTTTACAGTATTAATTGGGGCAGTAGGGTTGTTAGCAATGGCATTAATAGGTCTTCGGAGTAAAGCAATGAAGGCAAAAGAAGAGCAAAAAAAGTTAAATGAGGAATTAAATGAAACAAATAATATAGCCAACGCAGCAAATTATAAAGAAGTATTACGGCAACTTGATTTGCTGATAATAAAAAGAATGGAGTTAGGAAAAGGAGCTTTTATTGAAGTTGAAACAATAAATACTTCTAAAAAAGCCTTGACAGAGTTAATGCAAAAAATAGGGCAATTACCAATTGAATATTTACAAGGGGCAAAACAATTAATCACCGCTGAAATTATAGAAGTCAAACGATCAATGAGTCATCTTGTTACAACAGGAGATGAATTTTTGGATTTAGTTACCGTAAGTGAGAAGCAACAAGAATTACAAGCATTGTCTAACGCTTTAAAAGCAATTACGAAAGAACTTAATGAGGTAGCAAAAATAAAAATTACGTCAGATGCAGGAACAGGAGCAGGAGTTGCCCCAATACCATTAGAAACACAAATGCAGACAAAACCATTCTGGCTGACTGATACATCCAACTTGGTAAGTATGCAAAATGAACAGTTATCATTGGCTCAGCAAATGGCAGATGATTTGGTGGATATTGAAAAGGAAACTCAGGAGAGGTTGAAAGCAATACGGCAGGTCTATGATAAAGAAAAAATGGATAAAGTAGCAGAATATTTAAACTTGGTTGGAAATATGTTATCTTCTATTGGCAATTTATGGAGGGTTCAAAAGGAAAAAGAACTTTCAATGGTTGGGGATAATGCCAAGAAGCGGGAACAAATAGAGAAAAAGTTTGCCCTCAGAGAAAAAGCAATAGCAATAGGATTGGCCATG